CTCGGCCATGTGCAAGTAGCCGCTCCCCGGCCAGCCAGTCACGCCGCTGTTGTAGGTCGTAGGGCTGCTGTAATTGCGGCCCATGACCTTGCCCTCCTGGTCGTAGAAGCCGTAGATTTGCAGCTTGCCCGATACGCTGTCGCGGATGCAAAGCCCTGCAACGGGATTTCCCGAATTGGGCGTGACGCAAGGAACCAACGCCATCTCCACGGTGAAGGGTGGAGTGGGATAGGACTTCACTCGCGCCCGGACGTTGACGCTGCTGATGCACGGCGTTTCCATCCAGATCGCCCCCTTGTTGTCCACGATGGTCGCCGAGCCTTGGTTCACCCAGGTCGGGAAATCCGAGGCTTGCGGGGGCGTCATGGGCCACAGCGGGCCGAACTTCTCCCACGACGAGCCGTTGTCGCGCTCGAAGAAGATGCCATCGGTCGGCAGGAAGAGGCGGCCGGGGACGCCTGCCGCCGGCTTGTTATCGTAGGTGTCCCGGACCACGAGATCGTCCTGATCGTGGGCATCGAGCGCCCCGGCCGTCAGGACGTGGCGAACCACGGCGGCATTGTCATGCGCAGTGGGATTTGTCCCCTCCGCGCCTCGCGCGACCGTCAGGTCCAGGCCGCTCACGGCCGTGACCTTCATAATCTCGCTGTCCACGAGGATGCGGAAATCACCGCCCGTAAAGCCCATTGCACTGGCGACGGTGATGGTGGTGACTTCATCGTCAATCGCGCCGTCAAGCGTCGTGCTGGCGAGGTTCTTGAACTGCTCGGCCATTATGCTTCCCTCCAATGCAGAAACGAAATGACGCGCGGCACGTAAGTGTTCTTCCAACTGTTGGCAAACAGGCCGACTTCATCGGCCGTCAGAAACGTCGTCCGGGACTCTTCGCCCACCGCGAGGTTGAACTTGACCCCATCCCCTGAGACATAGACCCGCCGGTAGGTGCCGTCGTCGGCGAAACGCAACCAGAGAGGCCAGTGCGACATTGCCGGCACGTCCACGACACCGCTGGAGAGCGACGTGGGACTGTTCCACTGGGCGTACTGGAACCGAAAGGGGTAGTTATTGAAGCCGAAGCCGTAAGTGAGCAGCTTGCCCGAACTGCTCTCGCGGCAGCAGAAGCCGAATTGTGGAACGGCGTTCGACGTAGTGTAGATCGGCCCGAAGGCCATCATGGCGACGGTGATCTCGTAGGGGGTCGTCGGCGCGGATTTGACCAACAGCCGCAGATTCTCGCCCGACGCCACGCTCGGCGTCTCCAGGACCATCATCCCCTTGCGATCGGTCACCGTAGCGCTGCCCTGGTTGACCCAGGAAAAGTCGCCAATGACTGGCGGAACGAACCGATGATAAGGCATCATCTCCCAATCCAGGCCGCTGTCGCGGGCGGCAAAGCCCTCGGTCGGCAGGTAGAGACGGCCCGCCTGCCCGGCCGCATCGCGATCGGCGACGGCTCCGGTGGCGAACTGCTCGATGTCCCGCTGGGCCAAAGCACCCGCCGTGAGGACGTGAAACACGGCGGCGTCCGCGTCGTGGCTGGCGGCGCTGGTTCCCTCTTGCGCCCGCGAGACCGTGAAGGTCTTGCCCTGCACGTCCGTAACCAGCATGATCTCGTCGTCGATGATGATGCGGAAGTTGCCGCCGGTAGGGAACCCGACAGCCGACTTCACCGTCAGCGCAAGATCGTCGTTGTCGATTGTCGCGTCCAGCGAAGAGAGTCCGCCGTTGGCAAATCGTTCGTAAGCCATCGTGGTTCCTCATGGTGAAAGAAGGCCGAGCGGGGCCTCTTGGCACGAGACCCCGCCCGACCTGTGGCGAGGGAGTCCCATTACGCGCTGACAGTGTACGTCACCTTCAACTGGTCCTGGGCGTTGACCGGCACGTCGCCGGTGCCGAACAGCGCGGTGGCCCAGAGCGTGCCGCCCGCCTCGTGGTTGCCCTTGTTCTGGGCGTTGGCGATGCCGCCCACCAGGAACAGGCCCTTGACCGTCCCGCTGCCGGTGATGTCGAAGACCACCGGGCTGCCGTTGGTGATGGCCTGGCTGGACGCCGCGCCCTCGGTCCACTCCGGCCGGGTGCTGGCGCTGCCGCCGTTGCCGGCGTCGGTGTAGTCGGTGAACTCGTCCCAGCCGTTGCCCGCCTGGTTGATGTTCTCGTAGGTGTCCGTGGCGGCCAACGCGCTATAGCCGCTGTTGTCGATCAAACCCAGCCACCAGGTCGTGATGGCCGAGACGCCGTGGAACATCACGTCCAACAGCTTGTTCTTCCCCTCGTTGGTGATCCCGTTGGGAAACTCGTAGTGGCCGATCTTCTCGCCATTGCGGAAGTGCTCGACCACAAACCGGCCGCGGGGTTGGAGTTGGTCTTCGGCCCTGTGGGCGCGGACCAGGCTGCAACCCGCGTTCTGGCAAACGCTCATTCGGCTGACGCTCATTGGTGTTCCTCTCGACAAGAAGTTACAGGGTTGCCGTGCCACGCCGCAGTTCACGTCGCAATTCGGCGGCGATGGACCTAGCCGTCTGGCGGCTGGTTCCGCCGCCGGTTACAGTCACGTTGATGTCACCGATGTTGGTGACGCTGCCGCCTTCGCTGCGGTAGACCGGCTGGACGCCGGCATTGATGGCGGTCAGTTGCGAGGCAAACTTCCGTGCCGAGGCGGCGTTGATGACCACCTCGCCCGGCGAGAGCATTGCCGGAATCACGTCCGTGCCCTGGGCCGGGCCGCCGAAAGCCAGGAAGTTCCACACCGTCCGGCCCTTGGCAGCGGTGACGGCAGCCGGCGGCGCCTGCACACTCCACGAGGCTGCCGCCAAGTCCCACATGGCGGTGGCCGCCGCCTGGATGTCGCCGGCCAGATTTGCCATGCTTGGAATCGCGCTGAGGGCGGTTTGCGCCTGCTGTGCGCCCTCACCCATCTGAGTCGTCGTCTGGGGACTCAGCCGGTCGATGATCCCCTTGAGACGTTCGGCCTCCTGCCGTGCCTTCTGCAACTCCGCCTCCACGTTGCGGGGCTGGCCCTGCGGCGTCTGCTGGCTTGCCTTCAGGGCCTCGGCCTGGTCCGCCAGTGACTTCAGCCAACCCATCTGGCTTTGGATGAACTCCCTGTCCAGCGCAGTCAGGGTGGGCTTGGTGAGCAGGTCCGTGGCCTTCTTCTGCAACTCAAGGAACTGGTCCATCCCGAAGCCCTTGATGCCGGTCTTGGACACCTGCTGAAACTGCTGCATCAGGTCGGCCAGGGCCTTCGTGTCCTCCCGGATGTTCCCGCCGCCGAAGATCGTCCCGATGCCCTTGCGAGTGGCCTGGGACAAGAAGGTCCGCCAATCCTCCAGGGCCGCCCGGTAGACGGTCACGTTGCCACCCAAGGCACCTTGGGCCGCCTTCTGAAGCGTCATGGACCTTCCAATCGCGTCGTGCTCGGCTTGGAGCTTCGTCACCAACTCAACCTGCTTCGTGTACTCCGCGCTCAGTCGCTCCATCTCCGCCAGCCGCGCGGCCGGGTCCATCCTGGCAAGCCCCTGGGGCGTGAGACTCGTGCCCGGCTTGGCAAACGGCGTGAGGGCGACGTTGACCGCCCCCAAGCCCTTTTCGATCTGGGCGCGCAGCGCGTCGATCGTCGTGGGCGCGGCAAACAACTTCTGGACCTCCAAGTCCGAAACGCCGCCCTCCAAGACCGTCTTGACCCGCTGTTGCAGGGCGTCGTATTTCAGCATCTCGCCCAGATCGAGACTCGCCGTTCCCGCCATCCATAGCCCCTTGAACTCCTCCATCTTCTTCTTCAAGTCTGCCGACATGGCGGCCGACTTTCGCGGGTCAATGGGGCCTTTCTTGTCGAACAGATCAAGGTCGGTAAGGATGCCCTTCATCAGGACCTTCATCCGGTCCACGCGACGTTGCTCTTCGGCCGCCGCCTTGGCCGCCGCCTCCGCACGGCTGGCGCTGCTGCCTTGGAACTCCTTCTCAGCGGCGATCTGTTGGCGGATGATCGCCTCCACCGTTCGCTCGGCATCGGCCAAGAGCCGTTCGTTTTTCGATGCCTCGGCAATCGACTGGGCCTCCTGGGCATGGGCCGCCGCTCGCTGGAAAAGGGCCTGGGCCGACCGCACTTGATCGGGGGTCTCCGCCTTGGCCAGCAGCCCCGCCGCTTCCTTCGTCAAGGCCAATGCGCGCCGACTGTACATATCCTCCGTGACTTCGGGTTTCTTGTAGTAGGCGTCGTACTTCTGTCGCCGTTTGAGCCACTCCTTGAAAAGCAAGTCGTCGAGATGGCCTTGCATGTCCGCCTGACGCTTCGCGGAATCGGTGGCCGCCTGATTGGCGTCTTGGGCGGCCGCGCGGAACTGCTGCACGATTCTCTGGCGGGCCGAGATCATCGCCTGCATCGTCGTCCGCGACGAGGTGATTAGCTCTTGATTGCTCTTCTGCGCCGCGTCCACCTGGGCGTTGTACGCGCTGCGCACTTGTGCCGTGTACTGCTCCAGCCGGCGGCCGGCGTCGTCGTAGACCTTCTTCTCGGCCTCGATGCGCTCGGTACTTGCCTTCTCCTGGGCCTCGACGATCTCCCGGACGTGCTTGCGGAAGTTCTCGTTGGCATTGCCCAGCACCGACGCGAGGCGCTGATCCAGGAAATCGGCGGCCCAAACCGTCATGGCCAGCGGGGCAATCGCATTGTTGAAGATGCTGCCCAGCGGGGTCGCATTGATGGCCGCCAGCTTGGCGCGGAGCGAGAAGGCCAACATCGCCCCGGCGGCCACCGCCAGCGGTTCGGCCAAGGTCGTGAAGGTCGTGGCCAGACCCTTGATGGCGGCGGTCAGCCCGTCCGCCCCGCCCACCGTCTTCAAGAGGGTGGAGAGAAACTTTATCAATTCCGGCCCAACCTCGGTCGCCAAGGCCACCTTGAACCGGTTCAGTTCCTTCATGTACTGCTGCGCGTCGCTGGAGGTGAACCGCTTGAACGCCTCGTTCAAGGCGTCCCGCGACGTGGCGCTCATAGCCTTGAGGGCGCTTTCGGCCTGCTCCGCGCCGGCGCCTGTTAATCGCAGTTCGGCGTTTAGGGCACGGATGTTGCGGAACAAGGCAGCGGTGGCTGCCACGTCGTCGTTCTGGCTCTCGCGCAGGGCCTCAAACGTGCCCTGGAGGCCCAGGGCATGGATCATCTGCTGGCCCGTCTCGTAGCCCAGAGCACGCAACTCCTTCCGCAGGTCAGTGGACGGCTTGATAAGGGCCGCCAAGCCTGCCCGGAAGCTGGTCGCCGCCTCGGGGACACGCATCGACCCGATGGTCAACGCGACCATCGAGGAGTTGACTTCATCCAGGGTGACGCCCAATTCACTGGCAATCGGCACGATGCGGCCAATCACGGGCGTCAACTCGGCACCCCGGGTGCGGCCCAACTCAATCGTCTTGAAGAACTTGGCGGCCACGTCCTCGGCCCGGCTGGACTGCATCCCGTACCCGTTGAGCGTGCCGGTTATGAGCAGCACAGCTTCGTTCAGGTCCATGACGCCGACCTTGGCCAGCTTGGCGGAGGCCGTCATCACGTCCGCGCGCTGGCTGGCCGTGGTGAACTGATTGGACAGCGTTTGATAGACCGCCTCGGCCACGTCGGGCAAAGGGAAGTTGAACTGCCTGGAGAAGTCGGCCACTTCCTTGCCCAGCCCTCGGAAGTCCTTGTCGATCTTCGGGGCGATGGTCTGGATTTCCGAGATTTTCGTGGAGAACTCCAAGGCGTCGGCCACGGCCCCACGCAGCAGGTCACGAATCTGGCTCAAGACGCGGACGATGGCCTGGGTCATCACGACCCGTCCCAGGGTCTCCCAGCTAACGGTCAACGCCTTGGTCTTGTTGGCAGCGTCCTGCGCCCCCGTGGCCGCAGCCGCGCCGGCCTTCCGGCCCTTCTCTCCAGCCTCCTGCATCTGATTCCCGGCGTTGGCAGCCGTGTTGCCGAGATTCTGCAACGCCTGATTGGCTTTTTGAGCCTCCCCGGCCAAATCGGTCGGGAGCCAGAGTTTCGACGGGGCCGCAGCGGGTGCCGCCGGCATTGCGGGGCCGGCGCCCATCTTCCCCATCGACGTGGCCAACCGCGAGGCGGCCGAGGCCATCTCCTTCATCGTGTTCAGGGCGTTTCTCGCTTGGCTGTTCCAGGCGTCCAGCGTCGCGCCGAAGGTCTGGAAGACCGCGCCGGAAGATTGCAGCGCAGTATCCAAGCGCTGCAAAGCGCCCAGGGCACTTTCCACGTCAAAGCCCAGCTTGTTGACGATCTCGTCGGCCATGAGGCACCTTGCTACGACTTGACGCGCACCGCACGCACATGAGGCTTGACCGCCGGAAGGGCCACGGTATCTGCGAACCGCAGAAAGGCCCGGGCACCGACGGCCTGGAAGTTGTACGGGCCTTCCTTAATCACTCGATAGAAGAGCGTGGGGTCCGGCTCGACGTTGGCGTTGTGGTACTCGTTCCAGATCAACCAGGGCAGGCTTGTGCTGTAGCTGAACGTGTACTCCCCCGTCTCCTTGTCCGTCACCATTTCGCCGTCGCCGGACGCCTCGCCGATCCCCGTGCGATCTATGGCCGTGGGACTGATGGGTATGGAGTAGGAAATGTGGCTTGCCAGCTTCGCGAACGTGGCGCGGGACGCGCCGCTCCATACTGGAATCTCCGCCAGGACCGCCTCCAGCCATTCCATGAGGCCCTGGGCAATCGCGGCCTTCATGTGAGCGTCCAGGGCGTTGCAGTAGGCCGCCACGTCGATCCGTGGAATGGACAATTGCGCCGTGAACTTCATGGTCAGGAACCGTCTCCTTTCGGCGGCCGGGACGCGGCCAAGGGCAGTCGTGCCCCGGCCAGTTGAGCCTCCCGCTCTGCCTCGTCGTGACTTCGCAGTTGGTCGAAGGCGACGATCAAAGCCTGGGTCTGGGCGCCACACTCGTCCCAGGACGGCTTGACGCCCGGCGGCCGGATGCCTAGCCGTTCGCAAGCCCGCCAGACGGCGAACTCGGCGGTTCGCTGCGGGGCGAAGAGAACTCTTCGGGCATCGGCTCCTGACCAGCTAGAAAAACCTCGCGCGCCCGTTGCAGCTTGGCGTCATCCAGGGCGTTTGCCTCCAACACCAGGGCGAGCACGCGGTTGCACTCCACCTGGGTCAGGCCGCCGCTTTTCAGGTCTTCCTCCCACTTGACCCAGGTGCGGGGGTCGTTTTCCTTGACCGTATCCCATTCCATTTCGGAGGGGCCCAGGGACTTGACCACCATGTAGCCCAGCCGCTTCTTCGCCCACTCGCCGAGAATCTGCTGGTAAGTGGGATCGTTGAGGTTGGGAACCCAGCCGTCCTTGGTGAACTTGCCCGGCGGCTTCGGGGTCGGGCAAAGGGCGTCGAACTCGGCCATGTCGGGCAGACCCTTGGCGCGGAAGACGATCTCGCTCTCGCCGCGCGGGAGGACCAACAGCACTTCGTTGGAGAGCGACTTGGGGTCGATACCGCCAATCTTCATGTTGTTCCCTCGCTGAAAGGAAAGAGAGAAAGAGGCGGTGCCGACACCCACTGCCGGCACCGCTTGAGCGGACTTTGTGAGAAACAGGCCAGGGCGCCCGGCCTAGAGGCCGGGCAGCCGTCTTACGCGGTGTCGCGCTCCACGATCGGCTCGGTCGCCTTGCACTTGCCCGTAATCGAGATCGTGGATTCCTTGTAGTTGACCTCCCGCGTTTCCGAGCGGAAGTCGGGGAAGGTCACTCGCTCAAGCTGGGCCGTGCCGCAAGGCGGCGTGTGCAGGACCACCACGTCCACGCAGTACGGCTCGCACAGGTCGCTCGACGCACTGACCCACTCGGCCGCGCCGCCGACGCCCTTCAAAGCGTCCATCGGGCTGACCGGCTCGCTCGTGCCCTGGGTAATGTGCTCGAAGACGGCTTCCAGCTTCACGTCCATCGGCACTTCGTCGCCTTCCTTCACGGAGTCCAGGTTTCCCCGATCCTTGAGGTACTCGTACTCGTTGTGCTCGGTGTAGGTGATGTTCCCTTCCCCGATCTTGATGTCGAGATTCTGGGGATAGAACGTCACCACGCCACCGTCGGCATAGGTGCCCGCGCCCAAGGCAGGCGCGAAGACGACGTTGGTCGTCGGGCCGCTGTCGGCCGGGGTGCGGGCCGTGACCGTGTGGAACTGCGGGTCCGTCTCACCAGCGATCTTGAACCGCGCGCCAATGGGAATCTTGTCCGTCTCGGCCGTATTCAAGACGATGGTGTCAACGTCGAAGGTTGTGTCACCCTCAGCGGGCGGAGTGGTTGGCTCGTTGACCGCACCGGTGCCGCTCAACCCGTCTTGCAGAATGACATCGCAGTCACGAAGTTCGATGCGTGCCATGTTCGGTTTCTCCTGTTAGTTGTTGGTGGAAATCTCCATCGCGTAGCGAGCGTCTACCATCGACTGCTTCAGCTTCGTCGTGGGGTCAATCTGTCCGAAGTGCAACACCCGGACGCGATCGTTCCGGCCGTTGGCGGGCGACAGACAGCCGATCAGTGCGGTTTCGTCGTCTCCTGGCTCGTTGCCGTACTTGTAGACCGCGATGGCTCCGTCCATCGCCTCCTGGAAGACGCCAATCGTCTTGACGACGGCGTACTGGTTCTTGCTCTCTTCGTAGCGACTCAGGAACAGGACGTTCGCCACGACTTCCAGGCGGAAGTAGTTGCGACTCAGTTCGCGCGTGAACGGTCCCGTGATGCGGATTTCGCAGCGATCCGTAGCCTGCATGAATTCCGTGGTCCGCTCGTCCAGCCCTTCGACCAGGGCCGCAAGCTGTTGGCTGTCGGCAACTCCCTTGAGGTAGGTGGCTACGGACGCAAACACCCAGCGTGCCCAGTTCGGATTTGCGGCCGGCATGGCTACTTCTCCCCCGTGGCTTGCGAAGCCAGGGCCACCGCGTCATCGGCGGACCTCTCCAGGATCGACCCTTCCACTCCCAGGGCCTCGCCCTTCAGTTCCTTGCCGGTGACGATATACGCAGCGTCGAACTCGTATTCCTCGTAGTTCTCGATCGCGTACCGGCGGCCGTTGTAGCCGATCCAATCGCTCTCTTGCAGCGCGAGGCGAGGGCAGTCGCGGCGGTCGATGATGAACAGCCGCTTGCCCGCCTCGAAGCCGCCGCCCGTGACCATCTGCTTATTGGCCGAAATGAGCGAAATGCTTTGCTTCACCTCGCGGCTGACGGTCACAGGTAAGACGACGGCCCGGTGAATCCGGGTCGCCGTCTTCGTCCGGGTCACTTCGCCGGTCTTCGTGTCCGTCGTCACCGTCCCGTTCTGGTAGACGGTGATCGTCCCGCCGAACTGCCGCTTCAGCGCGTACAGCACGCGACGAATCTGCTGATTCAAGCCGTAGCTGGCAGGGTACGTCATGGCGGCACGTCAACTACTGCCGGGGGCACTTGTTCCGAAGCGGACACTCCAATCCCGTATCGAGAGCCTTTTCCAGCCGCTCCATCATCAAGGTGTTCTGGGCGATCACGTCCGCACAGCGCTCGACCAGAGGCAGGAGCACACTGCGTTGCTCGTCTTCCAGTTTGCCGATGCGCTTGCTCATGCGGCCCTCGCGGACCCAACCTTGCCAGAGAAGAAAGGCCACGACCAGGACCAGCGGGCCGTACTGCTTGAGCAGGGCGATCACGTCGATGAAAGTGCTGTTGTCCATGAGGCAAACTCCGCCCGCCTGGTGGCCCAGTTGATGGTTGAACAGAGGCCGCCTGTCCGGGATTGCGCCCGGACAGGCGACCGCAACTCGCTCGCAGACCGGAAGGGTTAGCCGAGCACAGGGACACACAGGCCGCTGTCCAGCACGGCCACGCCAGCCAGGATGTCGCAGTTCACGACGGTCCCGCCCGCGTTGATGTCGTACTGCATCAAGACGCGCATCCCGATCCCGTTGTGGGGGACCACGGCGGCCATGACGCCCATCCGGGTGTCCGGCAGGGCCAGCGGCCGGGTGACCAGCGCCAGGGCGTCCCGGTGGAACGCCAGGTTCAGCGCGCCGTAGGGGCCGGGGAACACCTTGTCGTTGTTGGCGACCGCGACCTCCAACGGCCGGTCCAGATACACGGTGCAGGTCGAGCCGGCGTCTTCCGACTCGATCACCGTGTAGGTTCGGCGGTTGGCACCCGTCCCAAAGGCAAGCAACTGGCCGACCTGCGGGGCCTTGCCGGTGGCGTAGCCGTCCACGACGATGCCCTTGCTGTAGCCGGCCGCGTAGTCGGCAGCGGCATCGCACGCCTTGTAGCGGACGGTGGCGGCGGCGGCCTCGGTGGCGTACTTGTTGGCCTCGTTCAGCGTGACGGCCGTGGTGTCGCCAGTCGTCTCGGTGTGGGCCGTGATGTACGTCGGCTGCATGTTGCCGGCCACGGTCAGGAACTCGCCGGTCACCACCGCGCCGGTGATGCCGGAGCACGCTTGCGACCCGCTCCCGCCGACCGCCAGGGCGTCGGTGATAACCAGGGTGGCGTCGGTGTCCGCTCCGGAGAGCGGGCCGTTGACGTTCTGGCACATGTAGGTGTCGAAGCCGAGGATGCGGCCGAGGGTGGCATTCTCCAACGCCGTCCCGCCGTCACCCCGCTCATTGGCCTTCAAGAAGATGTCGGTCTTCAGCATGGCCGTCTCGCTCGACGGAGCCATGACCAACCGGCGGCCGTCCACGGGGGCCTTGTTGACGTTCAGGCGCTCACGGGCCTCCAGCACGTAGTCCTTCGCCGTGCTGGCGTTCAAACCGCCCAGCCTGCCCACGCGGGCCACCGGGGCACCCAGGAACGCATGGACACGGCCCAACAGGGCGCGATCCACGCCGCGAGCGATGGTCAGCATCGCCGGCCGGAGGTAGATGTCGCTCAACTCCTGGAACGACTTGCTCCCTTCGCCGTCCCGGATCACGAACGACGAGTAGAACCACTGGTCCAGCGGCACCTGCACGTTGGTCGCCGTGGCGTCCTGCTGGGCCAGGGTGGTCCCGTCCGTCTTCCGGCGAATCTTGAACTCCCCGGGCTTCCGGGTGTTCACCACGTCGCCGAACTTGGCGATCTCGTTCTCGAAGTCGCGGTGGACGAGGTTGGCCATCACCATGTTCTCTTCGAGGATGGCCAGGCCCTCTTGCGCCCACAACTCCGGGATAAAGGCGTCCAGGTTGTTCTCGTAGCAGGCCACGACCGGCTTGCTGAGGTACAAACGGTTCATGTTGTTCACTCCAAGATGTGGTTTCGACTTGACTTCGGTGCGACCGGCGCACCTGCCCTTTCACCGTTCCCCTGAGAGGACTAGCGGCGCTTGGGTGCGAGTCCGAGCAATTCAGGGTTCTTGGCCCGGATTTCGCGGTATTGCTGCGGAGTCAGCTTCCGCACGTCAATCCGCCCGCCTTGACCCGGCATGAGGCCGCCGGTGGCCGAACTCGAACCGATCCCCGAGACGACGCCGGACTTGAAGAGATTGCCGTATTGCTCGGGCAACTCCTTCATCCGCTTCACCGCATCCTCGGGGCTGCGGACCATCACTTCCTGATCGCCCGTCTTCGGGTTGACATCAAGCATCTCGACCTTGACTTCGTAGCTGCTCGTGGGCCGCTTCGTCACAGGATCGACGCCCTCCACCAGCTTCGTCATGGGCTTCAGCAGCGTGACGATTTGGCTTGGGCTGAAAGCGTCGTTCTTGACGGCGGCGTCTTGCAGCGCGCGCTGGACTGTGGAGTCACGGTAGAGTGACTCCCAGGTCTGCGCCTTCTTCTCACTCTCCTTCAACTTGACGTGGTACGCCTGCTCCAACTCCTGCTTCTCCTTGGCCGCCGCCGCCTCCGTGGAACGCAACTGGCCTTGGAGGGCCGCCAGGTTCTCTTGCAGCACCTTCCGGTCCTGCTCCGTCAATTGGCTACTCTTGAGCACGCTTTCCAGCTTCTCCGCCTGCTCCTTGAGTTGGGCTTGGTGCTTCCGGCGGTCTTCCGCCAGGATTCGGTTCAGGTCTTCCTGGGTGAACAACACCTTGCCGTCGCCGGCGCCTGTGCCAGCCCCGGCGCCCGTGCCAGTTCCGGCGACCATGCCAGCCCCGGCGCCCGCGCTGGCTCCGGCATTCGCGCCAGCCCCAGCCCCCGCGCCGGCTCCGGCCCCCGCACCGTTACCCGCTCCGGCACCGGCTCCTGGACCAGTGCTATCATCTTCACCCTCGAAACAAGACGACCACGGACGAGACAGATACAGAGAGATGGACATTCGCACGTACCTCGACCCCGATGGGACAATACCAGAGCGTCCGCCTATCGGGTTTCAGCGGGTCTGACCCGGAACAAGGCCCGGTGGAAAGGAAGCTAGGACACTCGCCTAGCTCAGTCGTGACAACTTCAAGGCGTCCGAGTCGCGCAGAAAGGGCTTGAGCAAGCGCCACGCGACAGAACTCGGCACCAGATTGATGATGTGTTCGATGGGCAACTGCGTCCGCTCATAGCTGGTCTTCACTTGCCCGTACCCCATCGAATTGACGGCCAGATTCTCCAATTCCAACTCGGGGTCTTTGCCGTCCAGCAGCGCGTGGGCAATCTCGTACTCGGCGATGCGGATGGCCTCCGGCACTTCCGTATCGGCCCCACGCGGAAACTCCAACGGCTGGTTGACCTCGGCAGCCCTGATCTGATCTTGGGTGGCGGATGGGTTCGCCTGCAAGAGCGTGTAAACGGCGTGCTTGGAGCCCTTGTAGTTCAGGGCGTCGATGATGGCGCGCGCGGCAATCAGCGCCTTGCCACGGCTGGCAGGCGTGGCACCAGTCCAGGCCGTCTCGTGGAGACGGTTCTCGAAGTAGGTGTCCGCCTCGCCGAGCGTCCCGTAGATGTCCGTGTTGATTGCCATACTACGTCTGCGTCAACCAATCGAGTTGTGTTCGTTCACGTTCAGCGTACCAACCCTTGCCCCACAGGTCGGTCAACATCTGGAAGTATTCCTGGTAGCGGTGGCGCACGCGGTCCATTGACCAGTTCGCCACGGCCCGCCGGTGGATATACTCGGGGTCCAGATTCGGTGCGTTCTTTGCCGCAAACAGGAAGTGATCCAGCGTGCGGCAGCGGTATCCCGTGCGGCCGTGCTCCACCGTCTCCGGGAAGGCTCCCCAGTCCGTGGTGATGGCGGGCGTGCCTGCCATCTGGGATTCGATTGCCACGGCCCCGAACGGTTCGACGTACATCGTCGGGACGAAAGTGGCGATGGCGTCCTGGTACAACTGCGCCCGCTTCGCGCCGGTCGCAAAGCCGACGTATTCCAGGTTGTCGCCCTCGTACACCTCGCCGTCCGTGCAGAGGATACGGTTGCCTTCGACGTGCTTGCACCCCTGCCCGGCGATCTTCAACTTGGCTCCCAGTTGCTTGCACGTCTCGACCGCAATGTGGATGCCCTTCCGCTTAATCAACCGGCCCAAGTACAGGTAGTAGTTCCCTTTGGTTGTTTGCAGCGGATAGTCGTCCGGGTTCAGGTAGTTTGGGATTACCACGTCGTAGAACCGGCCGTCCGGGTCGTAGCCGCCCTGGGCTCCCCAGATTTTGTGCATGTGGGCATACGACTCGAACACCCGGTACTTGGCGAACGTGCCGTTATAGCCAATGCCGTACTCGACCACCATCACGTCGTTGCCGACCGCAGTGGCAAGAGGCAGGTTCAACGTACCCATGATGACGCACACGAAGTCGCCAAGTTGCTTCCGCCTGTTGATCTCGGCAGCCGCCCGACTGTTCAGCAGACCCCAGTACGGTGCTCGTCCGCTCCAATCGACTTCGTAGAGGGCGTTCGGATCGTACTTGCCGAAGAATCCTTCCTGTTCGGCCTTGGACATGACGGGGATGTCTTCCGCCGTGCAGTCCCGCACTTCGCTCCCTTCGACGCCGTAGTGAAAAACCTCGTGGCCCAGCCCCGACATCATCTGGCAGAAGTGCAGAATCTTCATCGTGAAGGCACACGCCGAATGACTCATGGCCGTCCGCGTATGCGGCAAGGCGACAACGTGAAAACGCATCACTGAATCCCGCAGGTTGAGAAGAGCCAGGGCCACCGAACGCCGACTGTCTACGTTTCAGAACTGTGGGCCGGCACCAAGTTCCACGATCCGCCCTTCCTGGTACGTGCCGCCAATGGCTTCCAGGTACGGAGCGTAGTCGGGGCTTCGTAGCGCGTCAGGATCAACACCCATGTACTCGCCGAGATCACAGACGATCAGCAGCACGTTGGTGCGTTGAGCATTGAGCGCGTTGATGGCTGCTGCTTCCGCCGTTGTCAGTGTGTAGAGCCGCACAGCATCACCTAGAACTTATTGAAAAAGCGTGACAGACAGAAGTCGAGTTGTACGTCGTCGTAAATGCCTCCGATCCTCAACACGGTCGTACTGTTGAACGGAATCCCATAGATCACTCCGTTCGGAGCCAAGACGCCACCGGCCCATGCGCCGCCTCCCGCTACGCTGCCAAACGTCGTCGCCGCATCCGCGGCCGGGGTGATCTTCAGCACGGCCGCACTGTCGCGCGGAATTCCATAGATCATTCCATTCGGAGCCAAGACGCCGCCACACCACTTGGACGACCCGGAAAGGCTGCCAAACGTCGTCACGGTATCCGTGGTCGGGTCGATCCTCAACACAGTCGTCCCGCTGAACGGAATCCCATAGATCATTCCGTTCGGAGCCAAGACGCCACCGGCCCATGCGCCGCCTCCCGCTACGCTGCCAAACGTCGTCGCCGTATCCGTGGTCGGGTCGATCTTCAGCACGGCCGTACTGTCGCGCGGAATCCCATAGATCATTCCGTTCGGAGCCAGGACGCCGCCGCACCACTTGAACGACCCGGAAAGGCTGCCAAACGTCGTCACTGTATCTGTGGTCGGGTCGATCTTCAACACGGCCGTACTGCTGTACGGAATCCCGTAGATCATTCCGTTCGGAGCCAAGACGCCGCCACACCACATGGACGACCCGGAAAGGCTGCCAAACGTCGTCGCCGTATCCGTGGTCGGGTCGATCTTTAGCACGGCCGTACCGCTGTACGGAATCCCGTAGATCATCCCGCTGGGAGCCAACACGCCGCCGATCCACGCGCTGCCTCCCGGTACGCTGCCAAACGTCGTCGCGGTGTCCGTGGTCGGGTCGATCTTCAACAGCGTTGTACTGTCCAACGGAATCCCGTAGATCATCCCGTTCGGAGCCAAGACACCGCCATACCACTTGGACGACCCGGAAAGGCTGCCAAACTCCGTTGCCGCTTGAACCGACTGTGCGTAGGCACGCCCCCACCAACTGCAAAACGCCTTCCTGGTCTGAATCCAATTGTTGCTGTCCTCAGACCAGGAAGGAAAGTCGCAAAGATTCAGAGCATCCTGGCCGGACAACTGTTGGATCAGGCCGCCATTGAGAACAAGTGGTTTTCTCAGTGCCATAGACGTGCCCTTACAGTTGGACGGGGCGTTGAATCTGAATCAGCATCTTCGTGGCACTGAGAGCGGTCCCCACTTGCACAACGAAGTGCCCTTCCGCAGTTGGAATGGAAGTCGTCAACCGTCCGCCAGTCGCAGCCGACAGGTAGTACGTTGCCCCAGTCGTGAGCCCGCCACTCTGCCCTGTCACGGCATCCCATTGAGCAGTGGTCGCCGTCAGCGAGCCGTTCGTCTGCACCACGCCCGGATCACCAGCAGGGATCGACACGTCCGACACAAGGCCGATGGCAAACGTCGTCGATTGCGTATCCGCCTTGGCGAAACCAAACTGGTCAGCACCGCTCAGGTAGACGGCCTGTCCAATGGTGGCTACGCCGCCCGTCTGATTCTGCAACGTAACTTTGGAGTCGCCGCCAGGACCAGGCGGGCCTGTCGGCCCAGTTGCGCCTGTCGGGCCTGTCGCGCCGTCATTTCCAGGGGGGCCTGTCGGACCTGTCGGGCCACCGGATGGGCCGGTCGCGCCAGTCGGTCCCGTTGGCCCGGTGCTGCCCTTCTCGGCGAGCACGTTCCAACGGGCGCATGGCGGCGCTGAGCCAGAGTGTGCGCTGATGCACACGTAGGACGAGCCGGCATACGAAACACCGTCGTTGACTGCATACACAGTCTCGGCGTCCCACTCGCCGCGCCAATTCAGCACGCCCGGGCCAGAAGGACCGCTCGCGCCGACCGGGCCTTGCACGCCTTGGGGTCCGATCGGGCCTTGCACGCCCTCGGGTCCGGCGGGGCCGGCCACGCCCTGCGGCCCAACAGCACCCACATCGCCTTTCGCAGCGACCAGATTCCAGTTCACCGAAGGCGGTGCGGAGTTGATGCACGTTGCCACGCAGACGTAGGACGAGCCGTTGTGCTGCACCACGTCTTTCGGCGTGTAAACCGTCGTCTCGTTCCAGTCGCCTTTCCAGACGAAGCCAGGCGAGCCGGTAGGGCCGGTCGCGCCCTGCGCGCCAGGCAATCCGGTCTGTCCGCGCACGCCGGGCGGCCCTTGATTGCCCTGTGCTCCGCGTGGGCCTTGCAAGCCGGTCGCCCCGACCGGCCCCATCGCTCCGGCAGGGCCGCTCGGCCCGACCGGGCCAGTTGCCCCGACGCCGCCCTTCTCGGCCAACAGGTTCCACTTCGACGACGGCGGCTCGGAGCCAGTGTGCTCTTCAACGCAGATGTACGCCGAGCCGCACTTGCCCACGGCGTCGTTCAGTAGGTAGTGCTGTGCGGCGCTCCACTCACCCCGCCAATTGATGACGCCCGGACCCGTCGCGCCCGTCGGCCCTTGTGGGCCGGATGGACCGACCGGGCCGTGACCGTGGCCGGACGAATGGTAAAGGTCGCTCATGCTACATCGCCATCCAGGCCACGTCCTGGTCCGCACCGGTCGAGATCACCCAGACCCGGTAGGGATCGTCAATCGGGATGAACAGCGATTCGCCGGGTGGAATCGGCATCCCGCCGCGCTCAACATCGCTGGAGGGCAGGACGCGAGCATCGCCCACCCAGACACATGCGGTATTGGGAGTCGGGTCCACGACGCCGGCAGCCCGAATCAACACGCCCTTCAACACCGGCGTGGACTGTTCGCGGAGGCGCTTCGCCGTGGGGCCGGCGAGGCAGTGCCCGTAGAACAGATCGGTTGCGTTTTCTTTGGTGATTTCGGACACGGCCTACTCCAACTTCGGCTTGCCCGCCCCACGGACCCGCGGAGCCGTGGTAGGCTGAAGATCGGTATTGCGGCTTGCCGCCTTCTCCTCTTTGCCGGCATGGGGATCGGCTGACAGGTCGGGCACGCCTCGGGCGGCAGGGTCGCCTCCCTTGTCACTGGCGATCCCTTGGGCCTCCGCGATCCGCTTCACGCGCTCCAGGTGGTCTTGACGGGCCGCCAGGTATTCGTCGTCGTCGAACCCCAGGGCGACGGAGGCCGTCTTCTCGCCGCAGACGCCGTTCTGCACGGCTTGCAGGATCGTCAGCGGGTCGCTGGTGGTGTAGTGGGCGGCGTCGATCTCCTGGCTGATGGCCTCCAGATCATCGACACTGATCTTCCCGCCCAATAGCGCCTGGACAATGCCCTTCGCCAGTTCGCGCTTGACCTTGCGGCCGGGCACGGCGTTCATCAGCTTGGTCAAGTCCTGGGCCTCCTTGATCCGGTCGGCGTCCGTCTTGAGGCTGTAGCGATCCGGGTACTTGACCGTCGCCACGTCACGCTTGCTCGGCGTCCGTTCCTCGTAGGCGGCCCAAAACTCGGCAATCTGGCGCTCGGCGCTCTCCAACAGCAGGCCGATGTAAGACAGCCCGGCTTCGAGGCCCTGGTTGTCCATCGCCTTCGATTCGGCCGACGCGCGCACCGCCAGCGCCGAGACAGCCAGGTTGACCAGTTCGCGGATGTCCCGCTTGAGCCGGTCCTGCAACTCCAGGCTCGCCCGCAATGGCTCGGCCGAGGGATTGATGAACGCGGGCGGACTCATGCCTTTGTCGTAGGCCCGGCCGTGGGTCGCGCCGACCTTGATGTCGGTGTCGGCGGCCCCTTGACCGCCGGTGGTCGATGTGCCGTCCGCCGTGGCGGCGTGCTTCAGATGCGCGCCCACCGCGCGCAAGTCCTTCTGCTCCACGTAGAACGGGAAGTTGGACCGCAGGGCGTAGTTCACGTCGCTCGATCCCAGGTTCAAGAGCGCGATCTGCTGCTGGCAGACATCCTTAATCAGGCTGCCGCCGATGTCGAGCATCACGAAGGGGATGCGATCCAGCTCCAACTCGATGGCCCCGCCGGGCTGGCCGAACTGATCGACCGGCTGGCCCTGGAGATCGTAGAACTGCAGATTGACGCGCCCCGTCTCCGGGCTGATCCAAAGGTAGCGATACCGTTGGGCCGAGATCATCGGCAGCAACGTGGCCTGGTCGTACTGCATCACCGTGTCGCGCAGCAGAACGGCCTGAAATTCGCTCGGCTCTTCGGGCTTCGCGCAGGTCCAGCTTAGCGTGTCTTCGATGTCGTACTTGTAGAGGTAAGGCGCGACGTTGCCGACATCCGCCACGGTAGCGGCTCGCGGGATGGGCGGCGAATCGACGAACACGCCCACCCGACCCATGACCAGCAGTTCGGTCAAGACCTTGACGCCAATGAAGGCGTTCATCGTCGAACCCCGCCGATCCACGCCCAGGTTCAGACCGTTGACCGCGTACTGGTAAGCCTTGCTGCCGCCCTTGCGGGTGATGTCCCGCATCCGCTGGTAGATGGCGTTGCGAATATCGGCTATGGCGGCCTTGGCGAACGCCGGCACGGGCGTTATCGCTTTGCGAGTATTGAAGTCCGTCTGATCTTCGCGCGTCGAGAACCGCTCCAGGTATGCCTCACGAAACGGATCGCCAGCCTCGTAGGTCAACCTCCACTTCCTCCAGTCCACCATCCCGGTCAAATACATCGGATGCCGGGCATCAGCAATGTGAGCTACGTTGTCGTTCAACACTGCCATAGCCTAGTCTCTCTTGAAAGCACGAAGGTACTGAGCAGCGGCCTCAAGTCGCTCGGGATCATCGTCATAGTGGCCTAAGCCACGATTGCACTTCTCGCACAGCAGCGCCCGAACCTGTCCCGTGGCATGATCGTGGTCCACGCAGAAACGACCCTTGGGCGTTTTACCAGCGTTACAGCGCCCGCAAATCGCACAACGTCCGCCCTGCTGTGCCAGCATCCGGTCGTAGTCAGCAATCGTGATTCCGAACAACTTGCGGTAGCGCCAATCTCGCATTTGTTCTGGCGGCGTCTTCGGCGACACGATCCGCGTGCAGAGCTTGCAGTAAATCGACAGGTGATCCCGCCGCTGTGCATTTGAGTAGAAATCTGCAGCCGACTTCATAGCACCACAACGAGGGCACCTTTTCTCGTCCACGTACTGATACTCGCCAGACAGTTTCCTATGGCCGGCTCCTGCAACACCGGATGCCGCTTTACACGTCTTGCAGCGGGACGCGCGCCCGTCCGCGTGGTGTTTCGCAATCGGGAAGTCATATAGCGGTTTCTCCGCGCCGCATTTCGTACAGCGCTTTGAAGCCATTGAGCCTTTCCTTTTACGTCACCTTGCCAATGTCTTCACCGCTGCCCCCAATCGGCGCGAGTGCTAAGCCAATGTCGCTGTAGCAAAGGGCGTGGGCGAAGTGGTCGCTACCGGTATTCACGTACTCGGCGGACATGTTGCCCGTGTCGTCTTTCGTGTACGTGCGAACGAGATTCTTGATGTGCTCGCGGAATTCCAACGAAATGTCGCGCGGCAACAGGATGCGTGGCGGGTTCGTCTTGAAGCGGCCGAGCGTGCAACTCAGCCAGCTTGTTCGGTCCACAATTGCAAACGGAGCACCTGTCTCCTCTTCGCTAAGGGCAATTTCCTTGGCAGTCACGCCACGTCTGTACCTCGTCAGCCAGACATACCCTCGAAACCTTCGGGCGAAACGCCGGGCGTCGTTGATGTTCGGGTCCGCATCGACCACGCACGCGAGAACTTGCCATTCTCGCATTAGCTCTCCAAGATAGTCCCAACCATCTTCGGGGAACTTGCCGAACCAAAGCAGCTTGCCGATGGCCGCAGCATTGATGTCGCTACCGGGGTGTTGATCGAACAGCCACTCCACGACGGCAATATAGCCCGTCTTTCCCTGGTCAACTCCCATTGTCACAAGGCGGTCGCCGCCGATCTGCGGCCGTGGTTCGTTGATTGTGTGCCCCTTGACGGCGGCTTCGATCATTTGGTCCGTGACCTGGGCACCTTCACCAATGAAGGGCATCCCCAGCTTGCTGTTATGGAACTCGGTGTTCGCCGCCTCGTCGCCCATCCCGCGATGGTAGGCAATTGACAATTCGCCCGGCGTCACGGTGGACGAGTACAACTGGTTGATGTAGAAGCCACGCGCTTCCTCGGGCAGTACGTTCGGCTCGGTCGCCCGCCACACTCCGCACCCCAGGAACTCCGGTTTCGCCTCGTGGTCCAGCTTATGCTTGCACTCCCTGCACTTGAGGAATGACTCCTTGCAGCGAGGATCGTTGACCGATTCGCCGACAATCTCCACGCAGTCTGGCCACAACAGTTCCGTCCACCGGGAGCAGTGTGGGCACTGAAAGTAGAAGTGCTCCTGCGTGCTTGTCAGGTACAGTTTGTGGATGCCGTACTTCGGGACGGTCGGCGTCGAGACGGCAAGGATGTGCTTCTCCACCTGGCCCGACAGCCTTTCCAACGCAAGCCACACCGCATGGGTGTCCATCTCGTCCAGTTCATCCAGCACCAACTCCGAGACGGGAATGCTTTTCAGGTTCGAGTCGCCGCGGCTGCCCCGGATGTACAGGACGTTGGTGCCCGTGGATTTCAACCCCACGGTGTTCGTGTCAACGAATAAGTCCTTGAGGTAGGGGCTGAGTTTCAGGGCGGTGGCGAAGCGGGCCTTGGAAAAGTCGCTCGCGTTCAGCGTCGTCGGCAGGACGTAGAGGCAGTCACGCTTCAACTGATCGAGCGTGAAAAAGGCACGATTGATTCCCGTCTCCGTCACGCCAAGCTGGGCGGCCTTCATCGCAATCGTCCAGGCCGCCTTGCTGTCGTGAATCTCACGACACCACGGGTGGCGCACAAAGCCGTAGGGGCCGTTGAATGGTGCCCCCATGATCCGTCGATGCTCGGCCCATCGGCTGCAAGACGTGAGCGTCTTGCTCTTCAGTCCCTCGGTGATCGTCCGTTTCAGGTCGTCCAAGAGACGCATGAGGTGGCATCATGGTAGTCTGACGAGGGTGCAAGTCTCAGACTCGCGTGGGTAGCGGCAAGTGCGGCGCTGGTTGCGTCGGGATTCGGCCCGCTGCAACCTCATGTCTCGTTGGGGTTGCCTTCCGGGGCGGGCGTCGCAACGATCGGCTCCAATCTCGGCGTCGGCTCCGGCTCGACCAGAGGGGCCTTCTTGCGTGCTACGGGAGCCGCCTTCGGCTGAGGCTTCGGTTTCTCGACGGCCGCCTTGATAAGAATCTCGCCACAAAGCGGGGAAGGCTGGCCGTTCCGCCCGCAGCAGCGACCCGTGATTTCGACATCATCCTCGTCCACGCCCTCCGGCAACGGAACATCCACCTCGCGGTGCGAATCGTCCACCGTTAAGGTCGAAACTCCGGCCCGACTCCGCACGACGATCTGGAATTGAGGGAAGGCGTCATTCCACGGGACGGTCACTCGCATGGTGTCTCTCCTCACAGGTTTTTACGATCTCTTGCATCCGCCCTATCAGCTTCTGCAGCCGGGAGGACGGGTTGCCCGGCACGCCAAGCGTGGCGTAGCGGGACATCATCTCGACCAACGTGTTGCAGCTATAAAGGGCCTGATGCCACAGCCGCGCACCGTCGGCGGCCAGCATGGGCATGTCGGTCGGCACCTTTTTGGGCTGGGGCGTATCGGGACAGTTGCGGCACCGGCGTTTGTGTCGCATGTTAGCGTCGGAACAGGGGCCTCATCACGGAAACAACGACGGTGATGTCCTGGGTCCGCTGGACGTTCCGGCCGCAGATATAGACGAAGTAGGTTGGCACGCTCTTGACCCCATACTCTGCGGCCAGTTCGGGGTTCCGGTCGATGTCCACGACCTGCACATCGACGCCCCAACCCTCCAACTGCACCAGCACCAGCCTGTCGCGCTGGCAGGGGCCGCACCAAGAGGCGCTGAAGACAACCACCTTGGGGCGATTGCAGCCGCCGTGTTGCCGAGTCGGGGATTCGCAGCCCGCAATCAGCGCGATCAAAGCGGCCAAGGCGAGTAAGGGCAGGACGGTGGCCGTCAGGTAAGTTCGACGATTCATCGTTTGGTTCTCCGGTTCTCCAATGGCTCGCGGAGCGCCCGGAAGCCATCGGAGAACCGTCCCTGTGCGCAGGACCGCACAGGGACGGCAGAATAGGTGGTGGTCCTGTCCGGTCTTATGCCTTGACCGGGCCAACGGCCTTCGGAGCTTCGGGAGCGGCGGCCTGTTCGACCGCGGCGATCTGCGCCTTGATGTACGCCAGGCCCGCGGGCGTGGCCAGCTTCCGCGCCAGCACGTTCTCGTAGGTCTGCTCCAGTTCCTTGAGGATGGCGTCACTGCCGGCATCGACGATTTTGCAGACATCGTGGATCTTCTCCACCATGTCCTGCACGTCGCCCACGGCGAAATCTTCGAGCAAAGCGGGGAGCAGCCGCAGGCCGTTGTCGCGGAGGATGCCTGCCAACTTCTGGGCGGCCCGCTTCTTCGTCGTCAGCTTCTCGCTCGTGCTGAACAGCCATCTGCCGACTTCACGGCCAACCAGGAGGGCAACCGCAACGGCCAGAATCCAAATCACCACGGTGGGGTTCATCTTTTCTTCTCCAGTGTTCGGGAAAGGCCGCCTCAACGGCAGCCAAATAGCCAAGGGATGAAAGTGACGCAAGGATGGGGCGAGGTTACTACACGACGGGGTGCAACTTCGCGTACAGCTTTCGGCCGTAACCAGCCGCCAGCCCGACGAGGAAGCCGCCGTTCACCAGGAGGGCCAGTCCCCAAAGCGG